CTCCCCGTCAGGCACCACCAGCGTCAGGGTGTAATCAATCGCATCGTTCAGGCTCAATACGGCGTCGAGCGTGATGTTGTTGCCGCTGATTTCTTTGATGCGACCGCCCAGGCGCTGACCCTGCTTCATTGGGTCGGCAATTTGGATGATCTCGCCAACACCAGCCGCTAAGCCCTCCGCCCCAATGCGGAAGCTGACTTTTTCTGTCAGATAACGGTTGGAGAACAGCGTGTGTTTTGCTGCCCGCAGTGCCTGACCGCGTGAGGTAACACCAAGCAGGCGCAGGTCAATCGGGTTGTAGCCAAAGGTCTCCAGCAGCGCGTCATCTTGCTGGTACTCGGTGACGCTCGAATACGCCTGGTTGGGGTCGTCCCAGTTAGCCAGAACGACTGATTTGCGAGCGCCTCGTGCTGTGCCGCTGTAATTAAAACAGGGTGAGTTGACTTGACCGGAATCGTCAACTTCCTGAATAACGTTGGCTTCGCTGAACTGCTGAACCGGAAGCTGCTCGCGGTCCTGGGTCAGGAACAGCTGTCCTTGGCTGTAATAAATTAAGCCCCGGAAACAAGACGCAAGGCTGTTCAGAACCTCATAAACACTGCCTGCGTTTTGCAGATAAACATTGCACGTAAAGCGCGGCTCAGTCCCTCCATTCCCATCGGGGACTAATTCATCGCAATACTGACTAACGGTGTAGAGATACCACGGGTCAACCGAGATATTGGAAACATACCGCGCCACGCCGAAGCGATCGTTGACCACAATGTCGCGGAAGATCCACGCGGGATTATCAGTCCAAGCTGTCTGGAAAGTGCCGTCCCAGATGCCGGTGTAGACACGGGTTTCAGCGTTGTAGTTGCTGGGGACCTGGACACGTTTGCCGCGCAGCCTGACCGAAACATTCGGGATGCTGTTGAACTGACGGGCATCAACCTTCAGCGCCAGTAACGCAGTATTTGGATAAGCAAACTTCTCATCAATGATTTCAACTAACGACTGCCACCTGAGTAGGTTTGACACATAACCGCTGCTGTCATCGCCTGTCAGGCGAGTCAAGCGGATTGTCCAAGGTCCGGTGCCATCCAGGTCAAACTCATAGGCACGTTGGAACTGGCTGTTTGATTTGCCGCTGACAGTTGGCGAATCGATCTCAACGTATGAACCACCGTTGGCTGATACTTCAATCTTGAAACTAACGCTAGTTGCAACTACGTCGCCGTTATCTTTGTTGACTGCCTGCAATGCAGGGTGAGTCATAATGATCCGGCACCGTTCTACATCGGTGTCGGTAATGGTGCGAGTCAGAGCACCAGCAGTAACGGTCAGATTGGTATTTACGCCAACGACATTTTCGGTGGTGCTAAAACCTTCAATAGGCGTCTGGGTTTCATCCGTCCCAGTACGGTGCTCAATCGTGTAGCCCTGGAAGTTATAAGTATCGTCTTCGTTCTGGATCGGCGTTGAATCCAGAAACGTGTCTTTTGTGATGCTGTTAGGGAAACCTTCAATCTCGCCCTCGCTCAGTGCATAAACGGTTTTTGCAAAGGCAACCGAAAACAGGTTGTTTGCTGCAACAGTTGGCTGCCTAGTAGTAGGCGCTGCAATGGTGACGTTTTGCTGAACCGTCTGCTGGACAACTTGTTGCCCGCCGCCACCGCCACCAGCACCGCTGACTTCAGGCAGATCTTGAAAGTCTTCCATCAGAGGCTGTTCTGCAGTTCCAGACCGAAGCTCAGAATCGCTGTCGATCCGATGATGCGCTCACCGTAGAGCACTGGAACGACTTCGCCCTGCTGAGTATTGGCGTTGGATTTATCAAAGGTAAATGACTTCCTTTGATCTTCACGACTTCTGCCACCTGTGGCTCCACTGCCAGAAAATCCACCGCCGCCGCCAAAGACGTTCGGCATCTTGGGAGTCGGCGTCAGCAGGTCGGCAACGCCGCTAAACGCAAGGCTTAAACCAATACCAGCAACGATCGGAACTGCTTGTGCGCCAAGCGTGAACAAGCCGCCTGCAAAAGCACCTGCAGGTGCAAACAAGATTGACACGGCGACCAATGCCACGCCAGCGATGATTTTGCCAACTCCACCTTTGCCAGCAGGGATAGGAGCCAGGACAAAGCGCTTGCTCATCGGCCACAGCAAGCCCTCTTCGTCTAAGCCAGCTGCATGATCAGTGACCGCACGCCAGCCAATTCCGTTTTCTTCAGAATCCAACAAATATTGACGCAAGCCGGGAATCTGAACGCACAGTGCGCGAACAGCTTCAGCGGGGGTCTTGACCGCAAGTTTGAACTGACGACCAAAGCGGCGTCCTGCTTCTCCAAGCAATCGGATCGTCACCATCAGCCTGTCCTCCGCACAACCATGTAGCTATTTTCGCGGAAATATCCGCTGTAGGAAGTCGTCCCAGACAACCTGCCGACTAGATGTTGATATAGCTTGTTGGCAGCTGGATCCTCCACTACCGCGACATGATTGCAAACGCTTTGGTTGCGGATCCTGAAAAGGATCACGTCACCACGCACGAAATCAGTTCCGGCAGGCACCTTTAGAAACCCTTCAGCGGCAAAGTTCTGCTCAAAGAACACGAAGCCAGGCTTTGACCATTCCCCCTCGTAACGCCGGGGATAATCGCCCAGCTCAACCCCTAACTGCTGCTTGTACCAGTCGCGCACTGCGGAATAGCAGTCGTAGACTCCGTAGTTCCAAGGACGCCCGATTAAACCTGCGTCCTGTGAAGGGTCCAGCCAAAATGTCTCGCTGCCGCTGCAGTTCCACACGGCATAAGGCAGGTTCAGCGCTTTGCAAGCTTTGATGTCAGCTGGGCTGAAGCCGCTGTACTTCGCGTGGCTGTGCCAGCACGCCTTGGCATCGTCAAGGTAATCAGCGGTGTCCTGGGCGCTGATAACAAACGTGTCGGGCTCGTCGCTGGTGTTTCGGCACTCCACCACCGACCCATCCAGCAAGATGAAGCCGCAGGTCTCCTTAGGGTATGCGCGTTCTGCATAAGTGCGCATTGCCAACCGCTGTTCAGCAGTAAGCGGGTTTTGCCATTGCGACAGCATCAGCCTTGGGAATCAACGAGACCAGGGAATCCGCCAAACGGCAGACGAGAAGTAGAGCCAAAACGCAGTTGGCAACTGGTCAGGCGCTTTCCGCAGACATCATCGGCAAGGTCTGTAACCGACTCATCGTTCGCGTTGAAATAATCGGTGCCGTCATAGTGGCAGCCAATGTCGCCACGGTAGATCCACTGGCACTGCTCACGCAATAAACGGCGACCAGGCAAACTGCGACCTTCAAGATCAAATGGCACAGCCAGCTGAAAACTGACTGCCAGTTTGTTCTCGTTTGATTTCTGCTCGATCACCCACTCATCTGGTCCCCAATAAGCATCAGGGTCTGCCCCAGGAGTGCCGTCGAGATAAGTCGTCAGTGTGCGGATCCGGCTGACACTGGCACCAACCAAGTCGCTGTAGGTATTGGTCAGCGCTGTAATCGCCAAACCGACGTTGGCGAACGTGATGCTGGGGCGCTCCAGCTTGCCACTGGTATTCAGCTCAAACCCGTTCGCCTGCATCGGCACTGCCGTGTAGGTGTTGCTGTCGTATGTAATGTCGTCGCCGTCAGTATCCGACCAATTACAAAAGCGATAGATCGACTGGTCAGTGGAACCAGCAGGTAGCAGCGTCGAAATGTCCAGAGTGAAGAGGTCAATGACCTCCGGCATCTGGGTCTTAAAAGTCTCTGCAACGGGTGGTGTTTGCGTCATACGAACACTCGCTCCAGCTCAAACGAGATCGTCATGAACGATGAGCTGACTGGTGTCATTGTCCAGCCATCACGAAGAACATAGTCACGAGCCGCCAAGGTCAAAGTGACTTCGACCACCGTGTCATTCGCAATGTCCACCGAGGTCAGCAGACCAGTGTCAAGGTTGGCGGTGTAGTTCGTCGGGCGGGTGTAACCGTCAAGCGACAGGCTGCTGATGTCCTTGTAGCCCAGATCAAGCTGACCACTGACAAAGGGGCGCGAAAACGTCTTGGTAGACATCGGGGCGGTCCACTCGATTGCTGAGCCGCGCACCGTCAGTAAATAGCTCTCAATGGAATACGCATCCGCGTAAGGCATTGGAGACGTCTGGCACTGCCAAACCTCACGATCTGTATTCAGACCGTCAGTCAACAGCTGGACGTAGCCATCGCCAAAGGTTGCCTGCTGACGGCGTTGGCTGCGCCTGACCACTGGCGTCGCATGTGCCAGTGGGATGTCGTCAAATTCGATGTAAGCCATTAACGCAGGACCCCTCCGCTACGGCGTTCGTTGACCAGGGTTGACATCACGATACCTTGAACTTGGTTGGCTATCTGCTTCTGGGCAGCAGGGCTAAGTTGCTCCCCGCTGTTTTGCACAGTGATATTGATAGCGCCAACCTGGACGCCGCCACCGCCGCCACCGCCGCCTCGTGGGACAAACATCTCCGGTCCCCTTTCCCCTACAAGGTATTGCGACCCAGCAGACACAGGACCACCATTGGCCCGTGGGGCGGCATGACCAAAGTTGCGCCCGCCAATCATGTAGTTCATGAAGTCTTGGCGGCGACCACCAAAGTTCCCGACTCCAGCCATCGCAGCCAGGAATAGCGGGTGCATCGGCATG